TTATCGGCGGTGCTTTGGGCTGTATTCGCTCCGCCACTGCGACGTCATTCCGGCAAAAAGTTGCGCAGCAAGTTCTCGGCGCGCCGGCTCATAGTCGTCTGCAGACTTCGCACCGCATGCTTTTGATTTGACGTCTGGTACAGCCACCAGCGATTGGTGTAAGAACTGTGCAACGCCCCCTTCGTCGACTAGGTCATCCCCACGATAGAACAGGTAAGTGTGACAAAGGCGGCCAGCCATAAACAAGGCAAGCTCCCCCGTCATCGTGTCGCTTCGCCTGCGACGCTGGTTCACTCCCGTGAATGCGCCCTGCAAATGTTTCGGTGCGGCGAGAAAGGTCAGGTAGATGCTCTTCTCCAGGTTATCGAAACTCTTCTCGATTTCCTTTATGGCCGAAAAAGACATGTTGCCTCCTATAAAATAGCGCCTTGCAAGATCTGCAGAGGGGCATCATAAAAATACACCTGTTAACTAGGCAGGGGGAAATAGGATGCGAGCATTTATAATATTCGCTTCGATCGTTGCGGCCGGCGCGGCCGAGGCGAAAGGGCCGGAGGCTATGGCGGTGTTCAACCACTGCCAGGCAGAAGCCTTAAAAAACTGCGGTAGGGACACGATCAGGTGCCGGGCCTACCGCAAATCGTTTGTCAAATCATGCATGATCCAGGCAGATGTTGATCCCGCTTACATTATGCTGCTTACCGAAACCAACTGAGCTACGAAACCAGCCGGCGCACTTTCGCCAGTTGCTCCTTCAAGTCCCGGTTCTCCTGAAGCACTTCGCTCATCTCGCTTTTCTTGTCCGGATCGATGAGGCCGGTGAGAATGTCGATCGGCGCCACGTCCAGGGCGCGGCAAATATCAAGAAGGGTGCTGACCGCAATGCGGTTGGTGCCCTTTTCGTATTTCTGGATCTGCTGAAACGTGACGTGGATGTGGTTGCCTAAGTCCGTCTGGCTCATGCCGCGCGCCTTGCGCGTGTCCCGCACGGCTGCGCCGATCTGTTGGTCGATCGTGCGGCCGCTGCGCTTCGGGCGTTCATTGGTATCGAGGTTCAGCATTTCAATTCTCCTGACTGGCCTGACGCACCGCGCCGGCGGGTTGAAATTTCTCGGGATAGAAGATTTTCTCAAGCGCCTCGACGCATCGAGAAGCTGCTACGCCGCCATGTTCGCGACGCTGAAGTGCGGCGTTGTATTCATCGAGTGCGGCCTTGCACGCGCTCAATTCGGCTTCGTGCCGGACGAGTGGCCGAGAATTCCAGAGTTCGATCGTCTGAGCCGAGCCGCAGCAATTGTCACAGGCCGGTCCATGCGAACCGTCATTCGAAGCCCATCCACGAGGATCAACATTCGAGGATCCGCAGAACGGGCAAGGCAACAGGCCTGGCTCGAGTTCGGCCTGCAATTCTGATACAGGCTGGAATGCAGCGACACAGATATCCTGGTCGTGATATTCTTCCTCGTCGATCTGGCCACACCGTATGCAGCGCAATGTGCCATCCGTAATCTCTTCGGGAAACCGAATGAACTTGCGGTACAGCCTGCCGTTAATTCTCACAGTCTCACTTTCGCGCATAATCGCTCCTTTTAAATTGCAAGGTCAGAACTCCCGCCACCCTCGTACCAGGTGACGAGGTTGCCGATCGCAGTTGTCGCCATTTCCGGATGGAGGGCGAGATAGTGTTTCAGGATCATGTGCGCGCCCTGGAGCGAGTGGCCGGAAACCGCGCAGATCTGCGGCAGGGTGTTGCCGGCGAGAGCCATCCATGTGACGCCGGTGGCGCGAAGATCCTTTTCCATTACGGTCTTTATTGTCGGGATCTTCTTTGCCGCCTCCGCACGAATGTCGCTGAACAGGTTACGGTAGGTGTAATCGTTCCAAGGCGCCCATGTGTTTTCATTCAGATGCGCATAGGGACTGATGACGCCTTTCGCATTTCGACGATCGAGGGCGGCGTCGAGCCTAGCCTGATATGGCGTTGCCACCGGCGGATTGACGATCGCGCTCGTCTTGTTCTGGCGGAGAACGAACCGGCCGTTGCGAAAGGCCGACTGCTTCAGGTGAAGCCGGTCGTATTGGCGTTGGCTGGTCCACACGCCGCAGAACAGCATGTCCGCGATATCGATACGCCGGAACTTCTCCCCTTCAGCCGTCGCGACCAGGCAATCAAATTCCTCCTTGGTGAGGAACCGCGCCCGTGGATCAGGCTGCTGCATGTCCAGATCTCGGGCCGGATTGATGCTCAACCCCTTCAACCGGCCGGAGCGCATACCCCATTTGATCGCCATGCCTAGCACCACCAACGCACCGCGCGCAGTCGCCAGCCCGCGCGAGGTCCAGAGATCCTCATACAGGCCGTAACAAATGGTCTGATCCAGCGCCAACACTTCAGCGGCCCAAAGATCCGGGTCATGGTTCTCGATGACACGGGTTTTCTGCTTGTAGTCCTTGATGGTAGCCGGCGCCTTGCAGAGGACACGAGGGCTTTTTAACCATTCGTCCATCAGCTTCGAAACCGGATAGACTGCCGGCGCTTTCTTCCGCGCCATCACCGGGACCGCAGGGAAGGCCGCAGGCGCGTTTTCCGCCTTCGCCGCCGTCAACGCCCGCACGAACTCATTGGACCAATCCAGCGCCTCGCCCTGCGTGAACCAGCGGCCATTCGGATGTTTAAGATCCAGCGGCTTGTGCCCCTTCTCCCGAAGGCCGGGGCCGGGCTTGAAGCGTGGGCGGCCGTCGCGCCATTCAAGGTGTTTGATTTTGACTTTCATATCGCAACTCCAAAAAGACCCGGCGGCCACTCAGAACAAAGACCGCCGGGCAGGATCCGGCATTCGCAACGGAGGGGGACTGGCCGTGCAAATGGCCGGTAGAACGACGCCGGAGGTCTTGGCGTCGCGCAGGGGATCATGCGCCCTTCAGGCGTGCGGATGCTTCAGCGATGAATATTGATCGCGTCACCGCCATGTCCTGGCGCAGCCGCATGAACCGATCGAGCGCGGCCGGATCCGCAGGCAGTGCATCAAGCAGGCGCAAAGTTGCGTCGTCCTGCTGGAAGCCGGCGTCGCTGATCTGCTGAAGCAGACTGGCGACCGTGACAGGGCCTTCGACGAGGTGAACCGTGGCGTTCATAGGTCACCGCCTTTCAGGCGCTTTGGTGCGGACTAACTCCGCAGCTGCTGCGCGGCCCTTGGCAATGCCCGCTGCAAAGGCGGCCCAATCTGAGAGGCCGTAAAATTCGCTGATGTTGTAATCGACGTCGAGTTTCTCGATGTCATCGGCCATCGACGCCATGTCCTGCATCTGTGCGGAGAGGGCGGCCTCGAGCGCGGCGCGAATATTCTGTCGCCCGACTGATTGATCCGCGGGGGTAAAGTCAGTTGGCCATTCTCCGTGACCGCGCAGATCAATAATCGCTTTGCATCCGGCATCCACCATCGCTTCAGTTATCTGGATCGTGTTGCTCATGCGTCACCGCCCTTCAGACGATAAAGCGCAAGCCCGCCGCCAGTGGTAAGCGTGAGGTTCGGCACGCGACCGCGCACGAGCTCCTTCTCCTGGAGCCGGCGGATCGTCGAAAAATCAAACCGCTTCGGACCGACGCAAGCCTTGTTATTGACAACGGCCTGGTGGCGGAAAAAATCGATCGAGGCCAGCGCGGACTGTTCGGCGCGGGAAAGGTTGCGGCGCGGATCCATAACCGCAGGATTTTCAGAGAGAGGAGTGATCATGCTGCGTCCTCCAATCGCTCTACCCGCTCAACAGGGTAGTTCAGCATCATAGTGTAGCCAGTCTCGCTGGAGCGCTGGAGATCGTCGGTGGTGGCGAGCCGATCGCCAGCACCGTGAGGTTCATTCAGGTTGACAAAATGCTTGCCGTCAGCCCAGGCCCATGCCTGAAACGGGCCAGCATTGACGACTTCGCCAACTGCGCGGCCATCGTCCTTGACGTCCCACCATAAAAAATCCTGCCCGCAGTCTACGAAATAGAACCGGATAATCATGCCGGCGCTCCAAAAAATCTCGGGGAGCGCCGAATGCGCTCTGCGTGCTCGATGTATTCCGTCTGCAGCGTGTGCTCGTAGAGCTCGAGCACCTTCGGATGACCTGGCGCCTTCAAAAACTGCGCAGCCAGGCAAGCGTGCGTCTGGACCTGGAAGCGCATCAGGGAGGAAAGCAGCACAACGGGATCCGTGCCGCGCCGCATTTCCTCGTTAAAAAACTCGGCCATATTGTTTGCGAATGAGCTTACCGCCATCCGAGCCAAGCAGGATGTCTGGGGATCTGAATGAAGCAGACCTTCCTCATGGCTGAAGCCTTCAGGGTGCGCGAAGATATCCGTCATGCGCTCCTCCCCGCATAGCGTGCGGCCAGGTCGCGGTTCTGGTTTGCGACCAGCCGCAGGTGAGCGCTGCCTCCGTTCGTCGGAGGGATCGGGTGCTCCGGCTCGAGATCGACCGGCGAAATGCCGCCCGTGTCCAGCCAGGCTTCCATGGCACGGCGTGGCCACTGCCAGCCGACCGAGCATTTGCGCGGCATGCCATGATCGTTGTGCAGGCGCAGCCAGTTGCGGCGCACCCAATCTTCAGAGCGTTGCAGCGCCTCTGCCATTTCCGGCAGCATCACCAGTCTTTCCGATAAACTCATGTGTTGCGTCTCCGATGCAAATCAACCGGAGACAAACATGCCACGACTTACCATAAATGCAACATATGAATTTCATTTAATGTCTATTATCATCCCATTCATAGAATTAACGCCGACATACCGGTGACGCGCACATGTCATTTAGTGGTGGATAAGTGCCAGAAAACGACAAAAAGCAGCCATCGCGAGTGAGCGACGGCCGCTTTTACAAATTGTCGTAGATGAATTGCCCCATGCCCGAATGGGTTAGGACGCTTTACGCATTTCCCGAAGCATGGCTGTTGCGGTTCCCTTTATCTCGACGGAACGATCAAGCAGGATCGGCGCGGGCTCGACACGACGATCGATTGACCGCGACATCAGGTACGGCGGCTCAAAGAGCCTCAACACCCGACCAGCGCCGCCAGGGCGTTGGTTCGAGAGGTCCACACAAACAATATCACCAGCTGAGGGCGCTACATCCTCGTCGATCACCACAATATCACCGGGGAGATATCCCTCGAGCTCGAGCGAACGATCAAGAATTCGATAGGCAAGCAGCCGGTGCTCGTCCGCTGTCAGCGTGATCAAGTTTCTTGGAACATCAATGGCTTCAAGGCCAGACGGAGAATTCAGCGGCCGAATATGATGCGCATCAAGGTAGCTTGGACCCGGAGGCTGGCGACCAACCTTGGACGCGACCTTCTCCAGCGTTTTTGTCGTTGTAGTGAACTCAGAGGCAACATCGATCGCACGATAAATCGTCGTTGGCGACACGCCGACAAACTTCGCAAGCTCGATCGGCGACATATTGCGTTCAGCCATAATCGACTGAAGCCAATCCCGAATTTGCTCTCTTGTGCCGGTGTTCCAGTTCACAGCCAACGCTCTTGATAACGAAATAACGTTGGTAGAATGCATCATCGGAAAAACGCCCGCACAAACTATTAATGATCTTGACCCTGATACCCAAATCAGCTTAGCCCTCTCATTTATGGAACACAACCATACCATAAATGAAATTGTTCGGCGGGCGGATGCCATCGGGTTCCCGATCCGTGAGCTGTGCGGTGAAGCGGACGTCAGCCTCTCGACATTTTGGAGATGGCAGCAGCCGGAAGCAAACCCGCGCATGCGTGATATGCGGGCCGCGCTTGATCGTATCGAGCGCGTCCTGGCTGAACGTGAACGTAAGGTTCTGGCTTCTCTTGTAGCGCGTCACCCCGAAGCCGCTTTGCGCAACCTCGATGACGGAGAGACGCAATGAGCGCACCAACTCAGGAAGATGTGAAAACAATGCGGGCGATCGCCGGCGGGCTCGACGAGATCCTCAACGGCAAGCAGCGGCCCAAGCCCAACGGCTTCGTGCTCCTGATCTTTTCGAACGACGCCGAGCTAGGCGCCCGTACCAACTATGTGAGCAACTGTGCCCGCTCCGAAATGATCGTCGCCCTGAAGGAAGTGCTGGCCCGCTTTGAGGGTCAGCCTGAAATTGTCGGGAGGGCGTGATGGCCAGCATGTCTCAGATGGTTGTACTGCAGCTTCAAATGGAACGGCGTCGTCGCGACCAGCGACAGCAGCTTATCATGAACTGGATCCGCGACACCTTCGGTGTGATCCCTGGCCTCGATGTCGAGAGCCAGCGTGAGCGAGCCATGCGCTTCCTCGAGGAGGCCCTCGAGCTTTGCCAAACGGCGGGGCTGACCCAGGGCGATGTCTACAGCATGGCCCGTTACACCTATGGGCGGCCTGCAGGAGTGCTTGCACAGGAAGCAGGCGGCGTTGCCGTCACTCTTTACGCCCTTTGCGAGGTGTTCGGCGTATCTGCCGCGCAGGCCGAGTTCGACGAGATCGGCAGGGTGATGGACATTTCACCGGACAAGTTCCAGGCGCGGCATGTTGCTAAAATGGAGAAGGGCATATGAAAAGCCTCATCTCCCGCATCGCAGACCTTCTCCTGGGCGGTTCAGCGCGCCGCCCGCAAAAGCCATTGCCCGAGATCCTGTTCTATCCGGTCATTTTCGCCAATGGCCACGATGATGACAGCGAGGGGCTGAAGGCTTTCTTCGAAAACCGGCCATATATTTTCGGCGGCGATCTTTATGGACCGAGTGCCGGCCCGCGTCGGCTTGTAAACCTCCACCTGACGCTCTCCAAACACTCGATCGTCTTCATCAAGGACGGAAGGGTTCATTTCATCTACGGCTGCCCTTCAGGCGACGCCCTTACGGTCAGCATAAGCCATGGCTTTAACCGCCACATTCATAGTAGCCGCATCACGCTCGGGGCAAAGGTCGAGCTATGACGATCGATCACGGGAACCGCGGCGATCGTGTACCAGGTGTTCGCTACGCTGAACAGGATCCTGTCGCGGACGTATTCTCCTACGACAGGCTGCCGAAGCAGATCCGCGCGATCCTGCGTGACGCGCCATGCCGGCTGAATGCAACGGAGACCCTTGCGGCGATCCGCGACGGCCAGTCCATCACACAGGTTTCAACGCGGCTCCTTCTTGGGATCAAAGGGTATCTGGAAGGAAGTGAGCGTGAAAGGCGGGCGCTGTCATGAGCCAGTACACCGCCTTTGCGACCAACTGCGAGATCTCGCGGGATCCCGACGAAAACACCCGGCGACATCAGGCGATGATCGACGAGGTCAACGAGCTCGTCGGCGCCGACGGCTGGCGAGGTGTGAAAGTGGTTCAGCTTTTCACCCTCGCCGGCCACACGGTCCTGCAGGTCGAGCCCGGCCGATCGCCGCTCACGCTCGATTACCTGCGGAAAATGAAAGCAGCAGCGAACACAAACACGCCGGAGCAATCTGCCCCGGCCAGCAACGGAGACTGATCTCATGCAAGGCGTGAACATGCAGATCGGCGAAACGCCGAGGCTCGAATGGATCGAGCTTTCCAGCATCTATGTAGATGCGACCTACCAGCGGCCGGTGAAGATGAAGCGGATCCTGCAGATCCTGCGGGATTTCACCTGGGCACAGTTCGGCGCGCTTATGCTCGTCGAGCAGGAAGATGGGCGCTTCAGCGTCTATGACGGCCAGCATCGTTACGAGGCAGCAAAGAAACACCCGCTCATCGAGAAGGTGCCGGCGTCGATCGTGAAACTCGACGAGGCATATCTCGAGGCGCAAAGCTTCCTGGGCGTCAACATCAACCGATCGGCGATTTCCACCGTCGAAAAATACTGGGCGGGCATCGAGGCCGGCGACGAGAACATGATGCGGATCTGCGCTGTCCTCGATGAGGCCGGTTGCGACGTCGTTCCTGCCGGCACCAAATCGAAAGCCCCTCACCTGACCGCTTCCGTCAGCGCGATCGAGCGCGCCATCAAGGCTTATGGCGACCAGGCCGTGACGCTGGCATGCAAGGCGATCGTCGAAGCCTGGCCGAAGGATACCAGCGCATTGAGCGGCACGGTCATCCAGGCAACGGCCCGACTGTTCCGGAACAACAGCAAGATCATCAGCTATGACCGCATGGTGCTGAAGCTGAAGGGCAAGAACCGCGCGATCCTTTCGGCCGACGCCGAGGCGATCCGCCGGATTTCCGGATCCGACGCGGCGCTGTCCGTCGCGAAGGCTCTTGTCGAAATCTACAACAAGGGTCTGCAGACCAACGAGATCAGCATCGGAGCGAAGAAATGAGCCAGCTTTCACAGAAAAAGATCAGAGCTCTGCGTGAACGCGTACCCGATAAAGAAAGCGACACTCGCAAGGCGTACCTTCAGCTGCGATGGGAAGCAGCGCCGGACGACGGCCGGTTTCCGGGCAAGAACTGGTTCTGCCACTACGAGCTTGTCATTCCGCTGCAGCGCTGGGACGTGCGCCGTGAAGACAATGACGGCGTTCCGTACGTCGACGAGCTCGTGATCCCGATCAAGCCCCCGACAGTTCGCGGCGGCGATCGGGAGCCGTGTCGAATTGCGGACGGCACATATTACTTCGATCTGCCCTACCGCGACGGCGCGCATGCTTACTGGGACGCCAAGCTTCTGGGTGACCCAGAAATCATTTGCATCGCAATCGATGGCACCATCATTCGCCAGTCTGACGATGAGGCCGCGTCATGAGCGAGTTCGACACCGAGCCCGTCCGCCGCGCTGTCCTGGCTAGTGAACGGCCGTTCAAATCTGCGTGCGGCGTAATCGGCTGCATGATTGGCACGATTGAAGTTCTGCACGGCGCTCCTGTCGCAGCGGCATTTCTTCGTCGCCTGCTGGAGGAAATGGAGCCGCCGCAGCTTGCGCCGGATTACACGATTACCGAGCTTTGAGAGGATCTGACAATGACCGATATTGCATTTTCTGGTTGGGCCATCGTTGAAATCATGGGCCATCGCGTGCGCCCTGGCCGCGTGAAAGAAGTTGAAGTCGCCGGCGGCAAGATGCTGCAGGTAGACATCCCGATCTCTGACAATGATTTCGTTTCCGAGTTTTATGGCGTCCAGGCGCTCTATTCCGTGCGTCCCTGCACCGAAGAAATCGCGCGAGACGAAGCCGGGTATTCATATCGGGATCCCCGGCCGATCCGTCCCGTCGATTATCGCCCCTCGCCAGCATTGAGCGTCGAGAAAACCAACGACGACGACATGGATTTCTGACTGCCATTCCGCGCCGGATCTGTCCGTTGTGCCGGCGCGGCCGACTGCCACATAAAATGATGAGACCCGTGAATGCAACGGACACCTTACCGGCCAGACCAGAAGGCCGCGCTGACCCGTATCGAGGAGAGGCGCGCCGCACTCGGCATTTCCTTCCAGGAGCTCGCGCTCGCTGCAGACATTTCGCTGGCGACCTATCGTCGCCTGCGACATAGCGGCCGTGCGTCCGACGCCCAGGTGAAGGCATTGCGGTTTGCGATCCGGACGATCGAGCGCCGGCGCAGAGACACGGCCGACATGTTCGGAGCGATGGCATGAAGGAGCTTAAGGCCGCCCGCATCGCCCTGAAGGCAATTCGCCTGGTCCTGTTTCAGGCCACGATCCGCCCTGCCGATCGTCGATCGGTCGAGATCTATCTGCTGGTGACGACCTGCGGCGTCAACCAGGCCATCGCGGCCGAGGTGTGCGGCTGTACCAAGCAGAACGTGAGCAAACTTTTGAAATCGGTCGAGGACCGGCGCGACCAACGGGATTTTGACCGTGCGCTTTCCCTCCTCGAGGCCGTGGTGTTGGGAGAGTGACATGCCGGCAATACACGAACTGAAATGCCTTGCCCCATTCTACGACGCGATAGTGCGCGGCGAGAAAACCTTCGACGTCCGAAAGGACGATCGGGCGTTCCAGACGGGCGACACCCTCAACCTTCAGCGTGTCGACACCAATTCCGGAAATTTCGTTCACTATCCCGTTCTCATCTGCAGGATCGTCTATGTTCTGCGCGGTGGGCAGTTCGGGATTGAGCCCGGCTACGTGGTTCTTGGCATCCGGCACGGAGCGACGGAGGCACAATGAGCCGGTTTTCCGTCGCCAAGGGCTATGCCGTCGACAATATCGAGACGCTCATCGCGGAGCTTCTCGGCGGCCAACAGAAATTCCGGCGAAAAAGCCTTTGGAATGTTCGCAATCCATATCGCGCGGGAGCCAAGGAAGACCAGATGGTTGTCTGGCTGACGGGGCCGCGCCGTGGCGCTTGGAAAGATTTTGCCGGAACGGATCAAGGCGATGCGATCGACCTCGTCGCCTTCGGGCTGAAGGGCGCGGTGACGGCAGAGACGCGTATCGACGCCGTCGAGTGGCTCGAGGACCGGTTTAACATCCGACAGATGACGCCCGAGCGGAAGAAGCAATACGACGCGGAACGCCAGATCCGGATATCCGCGGCGGAAGCCGAGGAGAAGAAGCGCCGGGAAAAATCCATCGCCCGGGCCCGCAAGTTTTTCTTCAGCTGCAGGCCTATCGAGAATAGCCTGGCTGACCGCTATCTCGCCACGCGCGCCGTCCAGTTGGAACAGGTTGTCGAACTGGGTCGATCGCTCCGGTTTCATCCGGAATGCGAGTACTGGATGGACGAGGCCCGACCGCGCCATCCTGCGATGATTGCCGCCATGGTCGATGTAACCGGCCGGATCGGCGCCTGCCACTACACCTTCCTGCAACGTGACGGATCGGGAAAAGCGGGCGTCGAAAAAGCCAAGCTGATGTTCCCCGAAACGACAGGCCTCGTTGTTCGCCTCACCAACGGCGAGAGCGGGTTGTCTGCGGAGGAAGCGGCCGAGAATGGTGTCATCAGCATTTGCGCCCTCACGGAAGGCATAGAGGACGGCCTTTCCGTTGCCCTCACCAATCCCGAATTGCGCGTCTGGGCTGCCGGCAGCCTGCCGGGCCTTCGCAGCGTGCCGGATCACGCTTCCGTCTGCGCATGGGTGGTTTTCAAGGACAACGACTGGGGCAAGCCGCAGGCGCAGGAACAGTTCGACCTGGCGATCGCCAGGCTCAGGAGCTTCAGGAAGCCGGTGGAGGTGATTTCCATGCCGGCCGAGTGGGGAAAAGACGTCAACGACGCGATCAGGAGCGGATGGAAATGAGTTACGAAGTATTGGGCGAGCCGGATGACAGCCCTTTCGACGCCGCCATCGAGGCGGGTTGGATCAACCCGGAAGATGCCTCCAAAGCCATTATCGACGTGATGAACGAGCGCGATCGCCAGTGGGACGAGGAAGGTTTTACCCCAGGGGGCGACGACAAATATCAGGATGGCGAGCTCGAGCGGGCCGGCGCCGCTTTTGCGCTGTTCGCCTGCAGGTTCAGCACAAAGGGCGCTTGGTTCATCAATGATATTTGGCCGTTCTCGTCGACCTGGTGGAAGCCCAAGTCACATCGCCAGAACCTGGTGCGCGCCGCCGCCCTACTCGTCGCTGCGATCGAGAAGATTGACCGCGCCGAAAAACGAGCTCAACAGCAAGGAGAGAGAGAATGACGGATATCATTTCGATAGATCCGGTGGATTTCGCCGGCGCCATTGGTCACCTGGCGGCCAACGGCCTTTACGCCATCCTCGAGGGGCGCGATCTCGAGAACGAAAACTGGTTCGGCGGTGACGTCGCCCAGTCGGAGCACGATGTTTATATCCTGGCGGAATATGTGTCGCGCACTGAAGCCAGCGGCGAGCGGTTGTGGCGCTTCGCTGCGATCGAGGCGCTGACCGACGACGGTAACTATGATGACGTCGCCCTCTCCCGCCGGCTCGCCTTCAATCTTTTTGCATCCACCAGCCTGCAGGCCCTGCGGGAACTGAAGGCCGTGCAAGACGCGCTCGCGCAGATCCTGGCGGTTGCGGAATACAAGGAGCCGCCGGCGCTGAAGATCGAGGACAGCATTTTTGAGCCGCACGGCAGCTTGGGCGACCAGGAGGCCTATCAGGCGCAATGGCTGAAGGACCAGCAGGCCGCCGATAAGCGCGCGCTCGAGGAGACCACGGCCGCCGAGGAAGCAGCAGATGCCATGTCACTTGGCACGCCAATCGAAACCGAAAATGAAGATCAGAACCGGCCAACGGCGCTTTCCGTTGGTCAACAGGAGGGTGCGACCGATGAAAAAGAAACTGCAGATGAGGGACAGAAAGCGGGCGGCGATGCTCAACCGGACCCGGATGCACAGGGCTCGATATCTGAACTTCTTGGCGACGGTGATAGCACCGAAGGATCAGACAAACCTGGTGGAGAGGCTCCCCCGGCTTCAGAAGTGGCGGAAGCGTTGGCAGACCAGGGCAGCGACGAAGGTGGCCAGAGCACTGACACGACCGGCGCCGAGCAGCAGGCGATACAGCCTGGCGCCGCGGGGGGAGACGTTGCCGGCGGGGAAGAGCCTGGTGATGATCGGAGCAAGCCCGGCGATGATGGCACTGCATCTGATGGGAACGACGGTGCGGCGGCCGCCGCCAGTGGTGACGATGCTGTCGGCGCCGACGTGAAAACGCCGGCACGCGCCCGAAAAACCAAAAAGACCAAATCAACGAACTGAAATTGAGCGCTCAATTGTCAACCGGAAGGCGGGTTTTGACCCGTTTTCCGGTCACTGGGAAAATTTATTTTGATGGCTGAGGAAAACAACGACGGCAAGCGCCCGGTCCGCGGTTTGATCGGTAGCGCGGTCAGCAAGGTCAAGCACCAGCTGAAGACGAAGGACGCCGCCTATCCGGAGCGTGGAAAGCCGCTGGACGGCGTTATGCCGGGCAAGTGGCTCGAGGATGGCCTGTTCGATGACACCGGGCATTTGCCCTGGAACTGCCCTGTCCGGCCGCTGGGCTATGACGGGGAGCATTATTATTTCGTCGACACCATGGGGCAGGTATTCAATACCGGCGATAGCTCCATGGGTGTCGAGCGCCTGCAGAAGCTTTTTGCAGGACATGAGGCATGGCTCGACTGGGCCTTCCCATCCTATGACGCCAAGGGCCGGGTTTCTGGCTGGAAAGGCGAAATGGTTCGGCGCGCGCTATATGCGGCCTGCAGGGAGCGCGGCGCCTGGTCATCGGCCGACATGGTACGCGGCCGCGGTGCCTGGCGCGATCGTGACGGCAACCTGGTCCTGCATTGCGGCGATTGCCTGTGGATCAACGGCGAGATCTCCGACACTGGGGAGCATGGCGATCATCTGTATGTTCGCCGGCCGCGCGCGATGGTGCCCTGGTCCGAGCCGATCACCAACGAAAACAATCCGTCCGTTAAAATCGTCGAGATCCTGCGCACCTGGAACATGGACCGGAAGGAGGTCGATCCAATCATCGTGCTCGGCGCGATCGGTGTAGCGATGCTTGGTGGCGCGCTCGACTGGCGGCCCTCGATGATGATCGTCGGCGACGCCGGCGTCGGCAAATCCGAGCTCAACGGTAAAAACGGCGTCCTAAAAACAATTCTCGGCCGCATGATGGTCAGCACCACCAATGCCACGGAAGCGGGCCTTTATCAGCTGGTGGGACATGATAGCGTGCCGATCGCCATCGACGAGCTCGAGGGCGACGACGGTATCGACCAGGCGCAGAAGGTCATCAAGATGGCCCGTGACGCGGCGTCCGGATCCGTGCGTATCCGCGGCGGCCAGAACCACAAGGGAGTAGAGTTTCAGGCACAATCGACCTTCTTCTTCTCGGGCATTAATCCACCGCCCCTGCCCCCGGCTTCGATGACCAGGCTGGCCATCATCCAGTTGCTGACGCTGGATCCGGGAAGCAACAAAGCCCCCGTATTGCCGGAAGCCGATACCGTAGGCCCGCGACTGTTGCGGCGGCTCGCGGATAGCTGGAAGGATTTGCAGTATCGCCTTGATGACTATGCCAATATTCTTCGGGAGCACGGGCATGACAGCCGCGGCCAGAAGACATTCGGAACGTTCCTTGCAGTCGCTCACACAATGCTCGGCGACGAGGGATTGAAGGCCCTCAATCTGCCTTATGACGATCTCTCTCCCTGGGGGGAATGGCTAGCTGCAGATCTCGTGCCGGAGCTCGAGGGCCGTGCGCCAACATGGGAGCAAGTCCTCATCGCCATCCAGACATCGGTTATCGAGAATTATTCCGGCGGCGCGCGGCGCACCGTGGCGCAGGAGGTCGAGCGGATCAAGGCCGGTGAGAGCATCAGTGAAGTTCGTGACCGCCTCTCCCTGATAGATCTCGGCTTGATCGACGATCCTACGCGACCGAAGAACTATTACCTTGCCATCCCCAACCAGAGCCGCGTGCTGGCAAAAGCGCTGGCGGGCACACCTTTCTCCAATGGACAACAGGGCTCCTGGAGCTTCGCATTCAAGCGAGGCGACCCAAATGTCGTCAAATCGAAAATTGAGTTAAAGCCTGGCCTTTTCGATAATCGCGTCACGGTTGCCGGGCGCCAGACGCGCTGCAGCTTCGTCTCCCTCTACGAATATACGAGGTGGTTGGCAAAATGACCCCTGCAACCATGGGCGGCAGAGGTCCGCCCTTTTGCGTCAATTTTCAGGTGGAAACCCGCACCCCAACCCTTCGGCATGCTGGAAACGGCGTGGTTGACGGATTTTGCCGTCGTGTAGCGTATCAGTAGGCGTGTGTCGTCGCCGCAATCGCTGTCTAACTGTCTAATGAGTGTCTAACGATTAAGGCACTGAATTAATTGAGAGAATAAGCCTCATTAGACATTTAGACAGCTAGACAGCAAACCTCTCATAATGTGCGCAAGTGTGCGTATGTATACGAGGCATCATGCTGTCTAGTTGTCTAACTGTCTAAATATATATCTAACCATATGTTTTATATGGATAATTTTATTAGACAGTCGTTAGACACTCTGTAGACAGCAGGCGGCGATGGGATCGAATAATATATCCGACGATAATGCTCCTGAGGGACAGGATTGGCGTGCCGAGGCGGCCGACGCGCTGGCCTCTCACGACCCGAAGAAGGCCGCAAAGCGCGGCCGTGGCCGGCCGAAGGGCGCGCGGAACCGCAAGACGGAGGATTTCGCCGCCTGGTACAGCGCGCAGGGCTACAAGGATCCGTTGCAGATGCAAGCGGAGTTCATGAGCGCAGATCCCGTGGGCATTCAGGCCTTTTTCTGCGAGCACGAGCGGACCCTGAAGGCGATCGGGAAGAAAACCGGCATGGCCGTGCCCTCCCTGGGCGAGATTGTCAAAGAGCAGCTGGCCTGCGCCCGTGACATTGCACCCTACCTGCATGGCAAGGCTCCGGTCCGCCTGGTGGTTGAAGACGAGCGGTTGCCGATCCTCGTCATCAACTCCGGCACGAACCAGCTTGACCAGGCGCGCACGGTCGCGGCGCAAAAGGGCTTGTCTGTCGGGCGTCCGCTGCTGGATGTCACACCTAATAAAATCAATGACTTAGCGGGTGACGAGGGCGAAAGTCCCACGACTGAAAGTCCCATGAGTGGAAAGCGCAAATGATTTCAGGCGCTTACGGGAATATTTCACTGATGGGATATCAGTTGCTTTCATCCGATTTCGAGGGGGACCGGCACCCTTGGGCGGGTCGACCTGGGCGCGGCCGGCGCGGCCGCATCCGGTATGCCCCCCCTGCATGGCTGGCCACCGTACCCCGCCGGCCGGCCCTCCCCCGAAGGGGGGGCACCCCCGCCCCCTGGGGGCACGCGCACGCGCACCGTCGCCATTTTTGGCAAGGGGCCTCAAGGCCGTTTCGGGGGGTGATTTTGCCCTCTTGGGCCGCGTCTAATCTCCTCCGCCTTGGGGTCGGGGGCCGGGGCAACCGATGCACCGCGCTTCTTCCCGCCTCTGCGGGGGTCGGGGGGAAATCCTATCCTCTGTCGGGGAAGGGAATTGAAAAGCGGACGGCCTCAAGCCGACGAACCTCCGGTTCGCGACTTTCGACCGACTTGCTTGTGGGCCGGCGCGCATGCGCTATGCGCGCGCCGGCTGGCGCCGCGACCGTTGGAGCCAACCAATGAGCCAACATATTTCGAACATCATCACCCGTGACGACATTCGGACGTACTCCGACGAGGAGATGCGCAAGAAGATCCTGGAGCTCGATTTCGTCGGCGACTTCGACCCGTTCAATTACACGCCGCCTGGTCCTGTCGGCGAAACCTTCCTGAATTCCACCTATCTCACCACCTTCATCATGGGGCCGCTGGGCGGCGGCAAAACCACCCTCTGCGCATTCCGGCGCATTCTCGCTGCCACCCTCGCGCCCGTGGCCTGGCACCCGGAAGACAAGAAGCCGACGCGCATGTGTCGCTGGATCGTGCTGCGAGACACCTTCCGCTCCGCAGAAAAAACAGTTCTGGAAAGCTGGAAACAGTGGTTCCCAAAGGGTTTCCCCGGCTCGAAATGGGCCGGTGGTAATGATCGGCCGGTCACGCACACCTTGCGTTTCATGGGGACAGACGGCGTTCGCATCGAAATCGTGACGGAATTTGCCGGTCTCGGCGAGAACTCGATCGAGACGCTGATGAAGGGCCGCGAATACTCGGGCGGCTGGCTCAACGAAGCCGACACGCACGTCGACGGCGCGCTCGATGACCTCGAGCAGCGCGTCGGCCGTTACCCTTCCGCCAACATTCTGCTAACCGTTGCCGAGCTCGAGAAGCTCAGCAGGGAACTGGGGCATCCGATCTATTCAGGCCAGCGTCAGCGCCAGATAATCGGCGACCTCAACGCGCCGACCGTTGACAACTGGGTCTATAAAAAGTTCGTCAAGGACAAAACCGAGGACCGCCATCTCTGCATCCAGCCGTCCGGCCGATCGGAAAATGCGGAAAACCGCTTCAATCTTGACCCGGACTATTACGATCGCATCATCCGGAACCAGGACGAACACTTCGTCAAGCGCATGGTCGACAATGAATTTGGGTACTCACGCCACGGCAAGCCGGTTTATGAAAAATTCAACCGCACGATCCACGTCGCCCGTTCCCGCATCTATTTCGAGCCAAAGCTCACCCTTGGCATAGGGATCGATATTTCCATGAACACCCTCAATCCAGCCGCCGTCTTCGGTCAGGTGCGAGGATCTCGGATATCGACCATCGACGAGCTTTATCTCGGGCACGGCGTGGGTGCTGCACGCATGGGCGAAGGCCTCGAACGAAAGATCCGGGAGGATTATGCCGGCGCAACAAAAATCCGCATATGGTGCGATCCGGCCGCCGAGTATGGCGCCGACAGGGAGGCCGGTCAGCTGACCGCTATGGAGACGATCGCCATGATCCTTGGCCTTCCGATCCTCATTCCGGGCAATGGTTCAAACGAACTCGGCATGCGTCTGGACGCCGTCAAGACCGAATTGCGCGGCTATCATGAGCCGAACAGTGAATTGCAGATCTGCCCGGAAAAGTGCCCTCTCCTCCTCGAGGGCTTCGATGGAAAATACCGATACAAGCGCCGCAAGGAAACGGCGTCCACGGAATTCGAGGAACAGCCCGAGAAAACCCACCCCTGGGCCGACCTTCAGGATGCCCTGCAGTATCTGGTTATCGGTTTTCGCGGTCGTGCTGGTGTCATTCGTGGTGCCGCCGATCGGCAGCAAGGCGAGCGCTCAACGCGTGCGCCCGGTTCTTCGAGCTCTCCATGGGGTCGGGGTGGGTTTGATCCCCACAAGGTAGGCACCCGATGACATATCGTATCGATACCCCCGCCACACTGTTCGACATGGCCGAGCTTTCCGGAGCCAACACCCTTGTCGGTTGGGCCGTCGCGCGCGAAATGTGGTCATGCGGAGAGACATTCGCCATGCGATACCGCGATGAGCTCGTCGGACTTTTTGGCCTCTACCCCACCGAAACCGGCGCTGAAGCCTGGTTCAACATCAAAGAAAAAGCCGCGCCTCACATGCTTCGGCTAATCCGGGATATCCGGTTGACCTTAGCTTCCCGCTCTTACCCTGAGATCGTGGTGATCTGCACCACGGATGCTGGCCGTCGCATCGCGACCGCCAGCGGCTTTCATCTGTTCGAAAGTGACGGGGAAATCACACATGGGAAATTTGTTGGGTGGGGGCAGCAAGGAAGCTGCAAACCTGCAGAAACAGGAAGCGGCAGCACAGCAGCGGCGGACCCTTGCAGATCTCGCCAGGCAACAGGCTGAAGTCGATCAGGCGACATCCGGTAAAACCGGCCGCAATACCGGTAGCCGCATGCTCGCCTTCATGAACGAAAGCTTTCTGTCCGGTAGCGGAACCGACAAGTTCGGACAGGCCTGATGTTCGAGGTCGACAAGCTCAAGGCCCGCCGCAACGCGGCAAAAAAAGAACGCGATGCATTCCAGCCGTTGATGGACGAGGCGTACCAGTACGCCATCCCCTTCCGAAAATCGACGCGGCACACTGGCCAGGGCGAAAAACGTGTCGACCAGGTCTTCGATCATACAGCGATCGACAGCGCTTTCCGTTTCGCCGGCAAGGTCCAGCAGGACTTCTGGCCGGCCGGGCAGGAAAACTTCGAAATCGAGCCTGGTCCGCTTGTGATGGACACCGGCGAGCGGGAACAGTTTTCCCAGCAACTGGCGCCGGTGAGCAAGGTAGCCCAGGCATTCTTCGAGGACGGCGACTGGGATATGGCGTTTCACGAAATGGCGCTCGATCTTTCAGCCGGGACCGGCGCCATTCTGATGAACCCCACCCATGATCCGGAACTCCTCTGGGAGCCAATCTCCGTTCCCATCGAAGAGCTCCTGATTGAACAAGGCCCGAACAACAAGATTGCCGCCATTTTCTGGGACCGGAAGATGTCCGTCCGTGTCCTCGTCGATACGTGGCAGGAGGGGAAATTCAGCAAGGATTTGATGGAGCTATTCCGGGTGAAACCGGAAAGTGAAATCGAGGTCCATGTCGACACTGTCTACGACCGGAAAAAGCGCCGTTGGCATATGCTCGTATGGTGCAACAAGCAGGACACCATCATCTATTCCAGCCAGTCGCGCACCTGCCCCTGGCTCATTCCCCGCTATTTCCGTGTACCAGGTGAGACCTACGGCCGTGGCCCGGTCATGTTGGCCATGCCGTCCATCAAGACGGTTAACACGACTGCGCGTCTTCAGCTGCAAGCCGCTGCGATCGCCATGCTGGGGATTTATACCGCCGTCGATGACGGCGTATTCAATCCAGACCTTGCGGCACTGGCTCCGGGGGCATTCTGGAAGGTTGCCAGAAACGGCGGCACGCAAGGTCCGTCCGTCCAACGTTTCCCGGATCCGCGCATCGATCTCGGCAACCTGGTGCTCAACGACATGCGCATGGGCATCAAGGCCACAATGATGGATCAGTCGTTGCCGGCCGACGGCGCAGCTGTCCGCTCGGCAACCGAGATCCTCGAGCGTGTGAAGCGCCTGGCATCCGATCACCTTGGAGCCTACGGCCGCCTCATCAAGGAAGTGACGATCCCTGCTGTCAAGCGCGTGCTCGAGCTCGCCTACAATCGCGGCCTGATTGCCAACGAAATCCCGATAGATCAACTGATCACCCGGGTCCGCATCAAGTCGCCGCTGTCGATCGCACGCGAGGCGCAACGGATCGAGAAGATCATCCAGTGGCTTCAGATGGTCCTCATGATCCTTCAGGATCGCGCCGGCCGCGTGGCTCACCTCGAAGAAGCCCTCTCCGATATCGGCCGCCAGCTGGGCGTGCCACCCGAATACATCGTCACCAATGAGCAGCGCCAGGCGATGGACAAGGCAGAACAAGAACAGGCACAGGCCGCCATGGCGCTGCAGGCGGCGGCCGCAACGGCTGGAGCGACGTGACATGCAGCCAAACTCCCTACAGGACATCATTTCTTCAGCGGCGAAAGGAGGCTGGAATTGGTTCGAAAGCGCCGATCCCGAAGTGAAACGCGCGCTGGAAGTCAAGCAAGCCAAGGACAGCGAAGATCAGAAAACGATCGCCCGCGCCTGGGCCCGCTTTGCGCGTAGCTCCGATGGAAAGCGCGCCCTCGAACTGCTGTTCGATACGACATTGAGGCGAACCGTTTTCTTCACATCTCTCGGTCTCGACCCGATGTCGATGGCCGTTTTCGGCGCATTCCGCGAGGGGCAGAATGCCCTCGCCCACGAGATTGCCCGGCAGATTGGCCTGGGCAATGCTGAGGCAGTCAAGCCTCGTGACACCTGAAAGGACGGCGTGACATGTATGAAATCTATGCACGGCGCTGGCAGCGCCTTTTCAATTCCGAAGGCGGCGGCGGCGGTGGCGGTGGCAACGAGGGCGGGGGCTGGACGGCCCCGCAGGGGTTGCCATCTGAATTCGCCGGCGCCTCAGCTGATGAAACCCTTGGCAAACTCCTCGGCGGATACACGGATCTTAACACCCGTTTCGGCGGCATGCGCGAAAAACTCTCGAAAATGCCGTCTGCGCCGGAGAAACCGGACATGTACACATTCGAGCCAGGCGACAACCTCAAGCCATTCTTCGGCGATATCGCCAAGGATCCCGCCTTCGCATCCGCCCGGACGGCCGCTCACAAGCATGGCCTTAGCCAGGAACAGTTTGCAGGGTTCATTTCCGACGTTTATTCGCCTCTCGTCGAACAGGGCGTGCTGTCTGCACCGTTCGACCCCGCCGGCGAACTGAAGACATTTTCGAGCGCAACCGGCCTCGACGTCAAAGGAACGCAGGAAGCGCTGGTCGCAAACGAGACCTTCGCCAAGGGGCTTTCGGCGCAGCTTAAGGACGTGCCGGAAGCGCTCAAAAATGACGTCAACGGCATGCTGATGGCATTGACCGACACGGCGGCCGGCAACGTGCTTCTCCGAGCCCTCTCCGGCCGACTGGGGGAAAATGGCATTCGGATCAGCGGCGACGGCGGCCAGCAGGGAGCATTGACGGCCGACGATCTCAAAAAGCTCGACACGGATCCGCGTATCGACCCACGCAATCGCGATCACAAGGATCCGAACCAGCGGTTCGATGAGAGCCTCCGCAAGCAGTATGATGAGGCGTATGCGCGCCTCTATCCGACCCGGTAAAAGTTGACCGGACGCCCGCTCGCTTATCGTCAAGATCAGCACAGGGCGGACCTGCGACGCCTGCGGCCTCTCCGGCCCTGACCGGACCCGCAGGCCTTCGCGGCCTCTCCATCCCCGGTGTTTCCCCAACATCATCGGAGAGATCGTCATATGACGCAGAATGCACCCAACTGGAACACCACCCAGTACGCCAACCGGGCGATGCACATCTACCAGCAGAAGGGCAATCGTCTTCGCCCGACCGTCACCCAGGCCATGCGCATCGAGAACAACGAAAAGGGCATCTTCTGGCTGGCCGGTAAGTCGAAGGCCAAGAAGGTCGAGCGCCGGGAACGCAACCAGCCTTCGAACGCCGCACGCAAGAAGGTCGAAGTTCCGCTTGCGACCTGGAAGGCCTTCGACGTCATCGAGGAGTACGACGTCGATCGCATGACCGTCGACGAGAAGGAAGTTGTCTACGAAAGCGGCGCCAACGCGCTCGGTCGCGCGACCGATATCGAAATCTATCAGCAGATGGCTACCGCTGTGCCGACCGTGCCTGGCGCCCTCGATTTTTCGGCTGGTGCGTTTAACGCCGCCAACGCGTTGACCCTCTGCGCGGCTCTGCAAGACGATAAGGTTCCCTGGGACGGAAACGTGTATTGCGGCCTTCCTTCAAAGCAATGGAACCAACTCCTCGCCAATAAGGTCGTCAATTCCGCCGATCATGTCGGCCCGGATCTCCCCTTCGTGAAGGCAACGGACACCCGTTTCTGGAACGGCGTCAACTGGTTTCTCTTCGTCGAAGAAGATCCGCTGGATCTCTATCCGGTCCCCAGCGCCAACAAGCAGGACCTGTTCATCTGGCATAAGTCGGCCATGGGCTGGGCGAACAACACCGATCTCAGCGTTATCACCGACTGGGATAACTACGAGAACTGGTGGACCGTCAACATGACCAGCAAGGGCGCTGCTTCGCCCATGCAGGAGGGTAAGGGCATCAAGCGCTTCACCACCTCCAGCAACACCGCGATCTCGATCGTCTGATGCTGATGGCGGCGTTTGCGCCGCCATCACCTTGTTTATTTCCAGCAAAGGAACACACCATGGCTTTCGATAAGAAAGGTTTCCGGACGGTCGATTTCATGTTCAACCCGTCCGGCGAGGCCGGCGCAAATCTCGGCGTCCACAAGTATGTCACCAACGACGACCGCGCGGCCGTCGAAACAGCGGGCTATTTCAACCCGCTCGCCAAACTCCTGAAGGTCGGCGACCATGTCGATATGACCCTCGCCCTGGGTACTGCGCCGGTAAGGCGAAATTACATCGTCACCGCCAACACCGGCACTGTCGTCACCATTGCCGCCCAGAACATCGCAGCCTGATGTTTTGATGCAGCCCCGCCCTCGTCGGTTCACGCCCCGACGAGGGTTTGGCATCTGAGGATTTGCCCATGGCTCTGCTGACCCCGCTTGATATCATCAACACCGCATGCGCCCGTATCGGGGAAGAACCGGTTCAGAGCCTTACCGAAGATCTGGGCGGCGGCCAGAGCGCATCGCTGATCTATGAAGAAACCGTGGATTTCAATCTCGGCATCCAACCTTCGGGTTTTACGTTTGCGCGCGAGGTTCGCCAGCTTTCCCGCTTGACGGACGCTACGCCGCTTACAGGTTTCAAAAACGTCTTCGAGATCCCGCAACCATACACCGGACTGCCTGTTTTCTTCTCCGATGACGTCACAGATCCGGATCGTCGGTTCGACCGATTTATCTTGACCAACGGCCAGGTGCACGCCGACGCCGAACCTCTCTTCGCCATGATCAAGTTCCGGCCAGATCCGCACCGCTGGACCGGCACTTTCAAAACGGCAACGATCACCGCGCTGGCCGGAAAGCTCGCTTTCGCGATCGCCTCCAATCGCAACGCCATGTCTGACTTTCTGACCGAAGCATATGGCACGCCATCCGAAGGGTTTCGCGGCGGTCAGATGCGCGCCGCTCTGTCAGAGGATGGCTTTGCCAATCCGCCGCGGCGGATCCAGACACAGCGCAACCCTCTTGAACACGCCTGGAGGTCCTGATGGTTTCCAGCCCTGGACGCATGCAATCGGCATTCACCGCCGGCGAACTCGTGGAGATACTGGAAGAGCGCACAACGCTAAAGTACTTCTCGACCGGTCTCAAGCGAGCGGAAAACATCGTCGTCGCCCCCCAGGGAGGATTCCGTCTGCGAGACGGTTTACGATTTGTTGGTGATCTGCCGCAGGACGCAGCCAGAATTTTCCCATTTGATGCATCAAATGGCAGCTATTACGACCTCGTTTTTGCAAGCGATACGTGCCGCGTATGGAGCGCGACAGAGCAAGTCGCGAGCATGACTATCGAGGGTCTTGCTTCACATATTCCCGAGCTCACCGCGGCTCAACGTCTCGACACGATGCTGCTGTTCCATCAAGATCTGCAGTCCAAGCGCATCAGGCTGATGCCGAGCGGTTGGGTAGTGGATAACGTGCCCTACGACGCCCTGCCGAACTATGATTATGGAGCCGTCTACAGCAATGGCGTTCCAGCAGAATGGCGATTGGAATTTGTCGGGCTTGAGACCGGTTCGACGATATTTGTGCTGACAGTGTCGGGACAGGAAACCCAGTCCATCTTTTACGATGCAAACATGACTGTCCTGATATCCCACATTGTGACCGCGCTGGATAATCTTCCCAACGTGTACCCCGGCTTTTCAGTCGTAGCTCCCTCTGTGAACAAGATTGTAATCACCTTCTCTGGCACCGGAAATGAGGGGGATGGCTGGGCGGTTTCAGGCAGAATTATCAATAAATCCGACGCGGCTGTTCTCTCCGTCAGGCAAACGCCCGGGGTCGCTCCTGGCGAGCCAGTAATATCAGCTGCACGAGGCTGGCCACAGTGCGGGTGTTTTTATCAGCAGCGCCTCATTGTTGGCGGATTCCGTTCTCTTCCAAATGCCTGGATGGCATCAAGGCAGGCCGACTATTTCAATTACGACAATCGCTTCACCGAAGCGAGTGGACCTTTCCTCGTACCCATGGACATCGCCGGCGGTGAACGCATCGAGGCGGTCGTGACGTCTCTCAATCTCCAGATATTCACGACCCAGGCGGAATACTGGATTGCGGAGCGAGCCCTGTCCAAAACCGAAGCACCGAACCATGTGCAGGCCTCCCGCAACGGTATCAAGCGCGGCGTCCCTGTAGCGGAAAATGAGGGGGCATCCCTCTGGTGTCACAGCAATGGCTCAACCTTGGGAGAGTTGCGGTATACCGACCAGGAAGGGAATTACATCGCCACCAATATTTCCCTTCTGGCGCCACACCTCCTGCAGGACGTTTCTGACATGGCTGTGCGCCGCGCCACGGCCTCGATGGATGGCAACGTTGGCTGCATCCTCCTCGAGGATGGAAACGCCCGTCTCGTCACCCTTCTGCGTGAACAGGAAGTGACGGCTTTCGCCAGAATGACGGCTGACGGAAATTTCAAGGCCGTGTCCCGCAACGGCCGAAACGAACTATCCTTCATCATGGATCATGGCGGACAGCGCACCCTTGAGAGGATGGAAAACGGCTTGCTGCTGGACGAGGCGATAGATTTCGCTTTCGGTTCGCCGACGGCCGTCATCATGGGCCTGGCCAGGTTCAACGGTCGGCAGGTTTGGGCGATCGGCGATCGCAACGTTTTTGGACCTTTCACCGTCGCTTCAGGCGCAATCACGCTGCCCGTTGCTGTTTCGGCCGCCACGATCGGAACATGGCGGCCGCCGGTGGTTTCGACACTTCCTCCCCCGAGGGAGGTAGGGCCGAACACGGTGCTGAAGCGAAAAGCGAGGATCCACACCGTCCATATTTCCGTGCTCGACACAACCAGCCTGGCGATCGGCACCAATGGCGGCCCGCTTCATGACGTCGATCTTTATCGTTGGGGTGTGGCGGCCGATGTTCCCGAGCTAGACCAGGGTGTAACCCGGAGCATCAAGATCAGCGGCCTTCGTGGTTATTCCGATGCACCTTTCGTCACCATATCACAAACGCGCCCCGGTAGACTGAACATCCGGGCCATTACGGTAGAGGCTGCACTATAATGGAGATGCAGCCATGGAACTTGCCGTCGCGGCGATCGGGAAAGTTTTTGCGGGACTAGGATTGTCAGGTGCGGCAACTGGTGCCGCCGCAACCACGGCGGCCGGCGCAGCCACTGGCGCCGCGGCGGCCGGATCCGGAGCACTTGGCGCCCTTCAGGGGTTCTCTACCGTCCTCAAGGTTCTTGGCACTATCGGAGCCGGCGCGGCCGCCGCCCGCGAGAGCAATGACCTTGCCGCCCAGACCATGCTGCAGGAAGGCCAGGAACAGCTGGCCGGCGAGCAGCGGAAAACCAAGATGTCGCGTGAACTGGCTCGCGTTCTCGGCAACAATGATGTTGCCTATGCAGCCGCTGGCATCGATCTCACCCAGGGCGTTGCCGCCGACAGTGCCGCCAATGCCAAGACCCGTGCTGCAGACGAGATCTCCATCGACCAGCAGGATACGGATTTCCGCCGCACCATGTATCGCCTGCGGGCGCAAAACCTCGTGGCCCGGGGGAAATCCCAGAAAGGCGGCGCACTTCTCAGCGCCTTCGGCGACGTCGCCAATTACGGTATCGGCCTGATGGAGAGAGGCTAATGGCAAACAGACAGGTTCGCAATCCGGGCCAGTTGGCCCGCTTCGACATGAGTGCTGCGATCGGCGATGCGCCGAGCTTTGCGGTTAACACCGGCCAGGCCGCTGAAGCGCTCGCCAGCGTCGCCGGCAATCTGTCGGACACTCTCGGGAAGATGGCCGACCGCGCCGCCCAGCGCGAAGGTGAGCTTGCAGGTTTGACAACCGGCCAAGAGGCTGCCGGATCCTATCTTCAGCAATCGCAGGCGAACGGAACTGCGGCTGGTGTCGCAGGGACCGGCCCATGGTACGAGCAGGCGAAAGCCCTGTTGCGAAAAGAGGAAGGGTTTCGCGACGTCCCTTATTATGACGTGAACGCCCATCGCGTCGGCTACGGATCGGACACCACGGTAACAGCCGACGGCAAGGTGGTGAAAGTCGTCAAGGGAATGAAGATCACCCGCGATGACGCGGAGCGCGATCTCGATTACCGTCTGACAAAGCGCGAGGGCCTGCAGGTTCAGAAGCAGCTGGGCGACACCTGGAACAGGTTGCCGGAAAGCGCGAAAGCCGCCCTTGCATCAGTCGGCTACAATTACGGCTCCCTGCCGAAAGAGGTTGTCGCCGCGGCAAAGACCGGGAACCTCGAGATGCTGTCTTCAGCAGTCGCTGGTTTGAGCTCGAACAAGACGCGGCGCCAGCGGGAAGCCTCTATGATCCTGGGCGCCCGTAGCGCACCCGTGCAGACCGCAAGTGCAACGCCAGCCCAGTCTGCAGGCGCGGCGCCGGCGAAAACCGCCACGGCACCTGTAGGTGTTGACCCGACGAAAACAGCCAGTACGGAAACGCCTCTTTCGACGACACCGCTTGCCCTTCGTCGTGATGGCACAATTCGGGGAGAGGCTTTCGACAATGCCGCCCTTTCGTCCTGGGGCTGGCGCATGCAGGAGGGCATTTCAAACGACCTCTATGCAGCAGCGCAGCAATTCGAGGAAGACCCGGCCGGCTACGCTGGCGCCGCGGAAACGATCCGCAAAAAATACGCGGATGAACTACCGAACGATCCCAAGGCGCGGGACATGTTCGACAAAAGCTTCGTCAACCAGAACCAGGCCTACACGCGGAACATTAACGCGCAGCATGAGAAGAAACTGCGGGAAGAGCAGCTTTCGTCGTTTTCGGCGGGCTATAGCTCGAGGCTCGTCGACTTTGAGCGCCAGGCGCAGGTGCTGGGTGCGAACCCGGACGGCGACGCAATCATTGCCGAGCAGACCCGGAGCTTTCAGCGTTCGATCGACGGCGCCGAGGCACAGGGCATTCTCACTCCCGCCCAGGCGGCAAAGTACAAGCTCGATGTGGCCGATACCGCGGCGCGCGGCAGGATACAGGGCGTCTACGATGCGCTTCCGACGCCGGAGCAGAAAGAGGCTTTCGCCACCAGCCTCCTGAATGACTGGAAGGAGCAAAAAGGCCCTCTCGCTGCCCTGCCCTATGATACGGTCAAGGGCATTTCCAATACGCTTTTCAACGACGCCCGGGAACAGATCAACCGGCGCACTGCGTCCAACAAGGCGGAAAAAATCCGCGTCGATGCGCTGATCGAGGATGACGTCGCCAGCATCGCCGCGACCGGCAAGGGCCTCGATCCGGCATCTTCAGGCCTTGACCCGGCAAAGGTCGGGGAGATCATCGGTCCCGAGGGGATGCAGAAATGGCGGCTGGGGCAGGATCGTGCCAACCGCATCTATTCCGCGACAAACGGCATGGAGGTACAGAGCACCGCCGATCTCAATCAGCGCCTCACGCTGATGAAACCTGAAGCCGGAAAACCGGGTTACGCCGACGAGCTCGAGATCTACGAGGCCGCCCGCAAGCGCGCCCAGGACGTCCTGAAGGAGCGGCAGACAGACCCTCTCGGCCAGGCCGCACGCGGTGGCGCGATCGAAGTCCAGCCGATCGACGCCACGTCGGCCGACGAGCTCTCCCGTACATTGACATTGCGAAAGACCCAGCGTGACCAGGTCGCGGGCCTCTATCAGCAACAGGTGCCGGTTTTCCGGCCTGGGGAAAAAGAGGCCCTTTCCGCTGCCATTCTGCGTAAACCCGAGATGCTGCCGGCATTCGCCATGTCGGTGCAGGAAGCATTCGGGAACGAGGCGCCACGCGTGCTCTCCGAGATTAGCGAAGATGGCCCGATCATCGCCCACGCTGCCGGCCTCTCTCTCGCGTCGGGTGATACTTCGATCGCCAACGACGTCGCCGACACCTTGGCCAACAAACGTGAAAAGGTCTACACCGCCAAAATGCCTGCGCAGGGCGACATGTCGAATTTTGCCAACGGCGAGATCGGCGGCGCCATGTATGCGGATCCGCGCACGCAATCGGCGCTAGTCCAGACCGCCTCCATCCTCTTCGAGCAGATGGCAAACCAGCATGGCTTTGATGCAACTGATCTGAAAACCGAAGGATCGATTGCGCGGGCTGCATTCTCCCGCGCGATCGACCGCGCCGCGGGCGCACGCACGGTTGGCGACAAGACCTTCGGCGGCTTGGCCGAGGTCAACGGCGCCCGGATCATTGTGCCCTCAGACATGGAGAAAGATCGGCCCGCCCGCCTGCTAGCCGGCCTCACGCCTGCCCAGATGGAAAAGCTGCCACCGATCGACAGCAGCAACGAGTTCAAGATCCCGATCGATAAGATCCGGCAGGCGAAACTAGTGTCAGTCGGCGACGGCCTCTATCGAGTGGCGCTGAACGATCCGTTGAGCGACGACCCCAAATATCTTCGTGCCGCCGGCGGAACGTTCTGGACCCTAAACATCCGCCAACTGGACGAGGTTTCCAAAACTACCCGCTCCCGTGATGAAGAACTCGATCTCACACCGTGGACCCCGCTATGAGTTTCTGGTTCTCCCCAATCCGCGATGATGCCCCCGCTTCCTGGGCAGACGGTCAATCGACGCTTGGCGAAATACTATCCGCTGGCACTGAGCAGATGCGCCTCGTAGATAACACGACGGCAAAGGCCGAGGCCTACACCCGCGCTTATGATGAGCGGATCCGCGCGATCCGCGATGCAACCGGCGAAACGTTCGAAAACCCAATGAATGTCAGCGTTGCACGGGACGAACCGGCGCAACGTTTCGACCCGCAACGCGGCATCATCAGCGATACAGAACGCACGGCCGTCAAGATGCAGGAGGCCGTTGATCGCTTTAACATCTGGCTTTCCGACGTCGAGAAACGCCATCCTGATCGTGCCTCAATCATCCGTGCCGGTGTGCCTGTCGAACGTGACGCCGAGGCCCTGGCGAAGAATGCTGACGAACGCCTGGCGAAAGCCATGGCCGCTCACGACGGTATAGGCAAGTGGGTGGCCGCAATCACTGGCGGTGTCATCGGTTCCGGTTACGACCCTATCCAGGTTATGACGATGTTTGCCGGGGGTGGGCCAGGTGGCGCACGCACCATTGGCGGTCGCATTCTTTCGACGGCGCTGAAGGAGGCTGCCGTCAATGGCTTTGTTGAAGCCGCGCTTCAGCCACAGGTTCAGTCCTGGCGGAAGGAAATCGGGATTGAGAACGGCCTTAACGAAGCCCTCAAGAATGTCGCCTTTGCCGCGACCGTCGGCGGTGTTCTCGGCGGTGGCGTCCAAGCCGGCGGTGAAGCTATTCGTCGTGTGTTACGTCCGCGTGAGGTCGAGCAGATCGCTGAAGCGGTCGCAGCATCGCCGGCGACACGACCGGAGATCCGCGAGGCTTTTTCCGGCGATCCGATCCGCGCCAGCGAAATTGCCGCACCGATACGCAGCGCCATGCCGGCCGAAGCGCGCGGCGCCATCGACGCCATCAGCGCCATGCGTGCCATCGACGACATGCGGCCCGCGGCCGCCACGGTCGAGACCCATGATGCCGCAATCAGCCAGGCCATGCGGGCTGCGCAGACAAACACGCCATTTTCGTTCGAACCGGATCCGGAACAGGTGCGCCGCATCGTTGACCAGCTTGTGCCGGAAAGCGTTACCAGCAAAGCCGCCGGCGCGGACACGCTTGCGCAATTCCTTATGCGGACAGGCGGCGTGCAGGATTTCCGCGGCGAACTGAGGGCGCTTGGGCTGGAGAACGTCAGCGAGCGTTTCGTGGGCCGTCTCGTCCGCGAAAACGGTCTGCCGCTCGACGAGGCGCGCAGAGCAGCTGCAGAGGCCGGTTATTTCGATCATCGCTATGGCACGCCTGACGAGGCCATGGAAAAAAGTACCATCCGCGACCTGCTCGATGAACTGGACGCCGGATCCCGCCAAACTTCCCGTTCCATCGATGACGGTGGCCGCGCTTATGCCGACGGCCTGGTGAATGACCTGGTTGCCCGCGCCGGTCCCGCCGTCGACGACAAATTGATCCTGAAGGCGGCCGAGCTTTCCAATTCGGAAAACATTGCGCCGGCGGAAGCGCTGGACCGCGTCCTGATTGATGCCGATCGGGCGGCTGAAGAAGCCACACGGATCCCTGTGGCGCCGGAGCGGATCGACGTCAACGACATGCGCGGCGGCCTCGATGATCCAGGCCGGCCGATCGAGGACACGTTTTTCACCGACGAGGATCTCGCGGATCTTCCGGATGATTTCGATATTCCCTTTTTCGACGACGGCCGCGCCGTCACGCCTGAAGGGATCAAGGAAGAGCTCGAGCGCCTCGACTGGCTCTCGACCGTTGTGGAGGCCTGTCGGGCATGAGCTTCAAGGATTGTATGACCACAGCCGTCGAAGGCGGCGAAGTCTCGAAAGAAGACGCCGCACGCCTCACGCGCGAATTCGATAGCATGCGCAGGAAATTCGCCGCGAACAGCGAAGTGACGGCCGACGCGGAGGCGAAAAAAGCGCTGGCGGAATTGCTGAAGGCTGAAAGTGCGCATCAGAAACGCAAGGCAAAACTCTCCCTTTCGTCGATCAAGCGGATTGCGGCCGACATTAACAGCTACAAAAATCCGCGCGGCGAACACGATGTAGGTGCTGCAGCGCTGGACCTGCTTGAGCATTTTGGCACCGCACCCTTCGACAGTGTCGAAGGCAGGCGCAAGGCGATTATCGGCATGGCTCATGCCCGGATGGATGAGGTTCTGTCCCATTTCAAGCGTTCCGCGCTCCTGGGTGACGTTGGCCGGCACAACAAGGCCCAACTGGACGAGGTGGTGCGCGAGGCTTTTGGTGAAAATTCGGGAAACCCCGCATCCAGGCAATTCGCCCAGGTCTGGGAAGATACTCACGAATGGCTGCGCCGGCGATTTAACGCCGCCGGCGGCGCGATCGGCAAGCTCGAGCGCTGGGGATTGCCGCAGCACCATGATGCCCGGGCCTTGCGCAAGATGGGTCTCGATCAGTGGAAAGCGGATATTCGTCCCCTCCTCGATGTCGGCCGCATGAAAAATCCGTTGACCAGCCAGCCGATCGACGCGGCCGAACTCGACGATATTCTCGATGGCATCTGGACCAACATTGCAACGGAAGGCTGGTCGAAGCGGGAACCATTGCGCCAGGCATTCGGCAAGGGCGCCCTTGCCAACCAGCGCGCCGAGCATCGCTTCCTGATTTTTCGCGACGCCGACAGCTGGCTTCGATATCAGCGCGACTATGGTGGCGGTGGCGATGCATTTGCCGCGATGATGGGCCATATCAACATGATGGCAAAAGATATCGCAGCGATGGAGGTTCTTGGCCCCAATCCCAACGGCACCATCGAGTGGCTGAAACAGGCGGTTCAAAAACAGGCAATGGAAAAGGTTGCCGGCCGGCCGAGCCGCTTTGCCGGAAAATCGGATCGGGCGATCGACGGCGCGCAGTCTGCCAACAAAAAGATTGACGCTGTCTGGGGCTCCATCCGCGGAACGCTCGAAACACCTGTCAATGGCCGCTGGGCTTCAGGCCTGGCTGCGACCCGCAGCCTTATCACCGCAAGCGTTCTCGGATCTGCAGCGCTGTCATCGGTTTCCGATATCGGCACGAGCATGATGGCTCGCCAATTCGTCGGTATCGGCGCCCGCGGCGCTTTCGCTGATCTGGTCAAGGCTGCCGGCACGCAAACACGGAGGGAGGCGGTTGCTTCCGGTCTTATTCTCGAGGAGGCCATGCATGTCTTCCATGCGCAGGCCCGTTACGTTGGAACGATCGACGGCCGCGGCTGGTCCGGATTTCTTGCCGATCGGGTTTTGACCCTTTCCGGGCTCACGCCCTGGAGCCAAGCCGGCCGTCACGCCTTCGGCCTCGCGTTCATGCGGACCGCTGCAGAAAACGCCGGCAAGCCCTTCGCCTCGTTGCCGCCGGCGTTCCGTGACGTCATGACCCGCTACGGGATCCGCGAGCTCGACTGGGATAAAATGCGCAAGCTGCCAATGCATGACATGGGCAGCGGCACACAAATCATGCGGCCGAACGAAATCGCCGAACGGCTGGATGAGCGGCTGGCAGAACGCTACCTGTCCATGATCCAGGCCGAAACAGAATATGCAATTCCGTCCGGATCCGCGCGCTCGAAAGTCATGCTGGTTGATGAGAACCGCCCCGGCACGTTCATAGGTGAAGTGGTGCGGAGCTTCGCCCAGTTCAAAAGCTTTGGCGCCGTATTTCTGCTTTTGCATGGTCGGCGTGTTCATGGCCTCCTCACGGGTGGCCAGACTGCAAAGGGAGCCGCATATGCAGGTTCGCTTCTGATTTCCACCACACTTTTCGGGGGCATGGCGCTTCAGCTTAAGTCCCTCGCCAGCGGCCGTGATCCCCAGGACATGAAGGATGGCGCATTCTGGGGTGCGGCACTCCTGCAGGGCGGCGGCCTTGGCATTTATGGCGACTTCCTCTTTTCAAACATCAATCGATACGGCGGCGGGTTCTCGACAACCTTCGGCGGTCCGCTGATGCAACGCGCCAACGACGCATGGAACCTCACGGCCGGCAACATCGCCCAGTTGGCCAGCGGCGAGAAAACTCATTTCGGCCGCGAGCTCGTGAAGTTCATGAAAGGCAACACACCCGGATCCACGATCTGGTACACGAAGCTTGCCTGGGAACGGATTGTCTGGGACCAGCTACAATACCTGATGGATCCAGAGGCCAACAAGGCATTCAAGCAGCGTCAGCGCTTCTTCGACAAAGAGTTTGGCCAGGGTTTCTGGTGGCGCCCTGGGCAGGCTGTCCCTGATCGGGCTCCGGACCTGCCGGCGGCACTCGGCGGAAGTTGACCCTACCTCACTTATGAAATGATGCCCCTGTTGAACTCAGGGGCCATTTCATGAGCAGTGTTTTCCCAATCATCGACGACCCCCGGTATCGTCGCTACACGGCAAGCGCTGGTCAGAAAACCTTCAGCATTCCTTTCCCGTTCCAGCAAGGCGAGGACATAAAAATCCTTCGGCAGCTTTCTGCCGGGGTTTACGAAACAGTGTCGTCTCCAGAATACACGATCAGTGGCGCCAACGAGCCGACAGGCGGAACTCTGGTCTTTAACACCGGCCGATCGGCGGGTGACATCATTTTGATTTTGGGAGACGCGATCCTCGATCGCATGACCTCGATCGTGCGGGACGGAAGGTTCTCGAGCGGCCTCATGGAGGGCGAGCTCGATCGCATTCGGATTATCGAGCAGGAATTCCGCAGAGACGCCGGCCGTTCACTCAAAGTCGACTACGGTTCAAACCCGTTTACTGTCGCGGGGGATATACCATCTGGAAGCACGCTATATCTTGACGGCGACACCATCCGAGGCGGACCGCAAGCCAGCGGCCTGGAAGACGCTATTGCGCAGGCTGCAGGATACGCTGACGCCGCCCAAGCCTCAGAACTCGCGTCTGCAGCATCAGCAATCCAATCGGCCAACTCTGCTGCCCAGTCGCTCGGAAGCGCGGCACAGGCGCAAAACCTGCTCGATGCAGCACAGGCAGGTTACACCGGCTTCCAGCCGGGCACCTTCTACGACCTCGGGCGGGTAACCGATCCATTCGAACTTTTCCCCGGCGACCTTGGCCGGGTCACCGATCTTTAAGCGAGGGAAACGATGGCCACCCCTATCAGCCAACTCAAAGGAACCGCAGCCGAGCTCGCCGGGAAAGTATTCGGCAACGCGCTGCTAATATGGAACGAGACCACAAAACGGTGGCACGGTGGCGACGGCGTCACGGCTGGCGGCATTCCGATGGCGAGAGAGGATCAGAAAAATGATGGCTCTTTCGCCTATCTCGAGGCGGTCAAGGTCGACGACTACACCGTTGTCGCGGGTGACAAAGGCGTGTGTCTTATTGCGAGCAAGGCAACACCTATTACTTTCACCCTCTCACCTGCAGCCACACTTTCTGCCAGCTTCAATTGCGCGATTAAAAACATCGGCGCAGGAACCCTTACGATCGCAGCCAGCGGCGCTGAAACAATCGACGGCGTAAGCTCGATCACGCTCGCTTCCGGCGCTGCAGTCATGCTGCGTGGCAATGGTACGCTGTTCAGATCTTTTTTTACAACGGGTCTGAACAAGACAGGCGACAGCATGTCCGGTCCTCTGGACATGCTCGGCAACCAGATCCGCAAGACCGGCTCGATTAATGGCGGCATCCTTGCCGGCCTGAGAAACAGGCTTATCAACGGCGCGGCGACGATCATCAACAGAGGCGGACAGACGATTGCCGCCGGCGCCTCTGGATACGTATTTGACCGCTGGCTGGTGACGAACAACACCAATCAGCCGGTGGTGGTTTCGCAGTTTCAGTTGGCACTCGGTGCAGCATTCGGCGGCGCAAAGTACGTGATGCGATACAACTTCGCTGTAGCCCCCACTGCGGGAACATTGCGGATCGCCCAACGCATCGAGGCCGTCACGAGCTTCAAAGCTGGCGACCACACGATGACCGCCTACATCACTGGTCCTGCCGGCAACGAGACGCTCGCATCCGAGATAGTACAGAATTTTGGTACAAGCGGATCCGGATCTACTACCACAGCGATGGCCTTTGCATCTGGTACTCCCACGACAATCTATTCAGCGACCACCAACCGTCGCTGCTGGGGCGTCACGGTGCCCGGCATATCCGGGAAAGTGCTTGGAACGGCGAATGACTACCTTGAAGTCGCCATGGTTCTGACGCCACGCCAGGCAGGCAATTATGACATCACCTGGTGCTCTTTCGTCCAGGGCGATGCTACGCTTGAGACGGATCCATTTTCGCCGCGCGATCCTGTGCATGAGGATCGCCTTTGCCGTCGTTATTTGCCTGGCTTCCTCACAAAAGGTGCTGGCGCTGTACCCAGCTTTGGCACGGCCACTAGTTCTTCACAGGCTACTTTTGTTGTCAATTACGGTGTCATTGCGCGGGCCGCCCCGACGGGTGCCGTCGTTCAGGGTGCAGGCATCTTTACGACTTGGGGAGCCGCACAGGGTGTGACTGGATGGAACTTTTCAGGTGGCTCATCGGAATACGCGGGTGAAATTCAGATCTCGACATCTGGTACCGGCTTTGTTGCCGGCGATGCGGGCTGGCTTCGCGCATCCGCTGGTCCTCTCAACTTGTATTTCACGGGGTGCGAACTATGACCAAATGGAGACTGATCACGCCGCCTGGCGCAGAGCCGCAAATCGTCTCGCGCGTTCTGGCCGACGGCGCTCATGAAAGCTGCCTCGTTACCGCGCAAGACTATGTCGACTGGGTCGCAGCTGGAAATGAACCGGACCCTTACGTGGTGCCGGAAGCCGAACCCTATCGCCTTTTTAAAACGACGCTCTGGGTCAGGCTTTCGAATGCCGATGCTGAAACCGTCATGGCGGCCAAGGCGCTTCAGCCGGCAAAGTTCCGGGGCATATGGGATGATGCCCAGATCATCGAGAGCGACAGCGAGTTTTTCGATGCTCTCAAGGCCTTCCTGTCGGCAACTCTGAACGCAGAAAAGGCCGAGGCACTGCTGCAGCCGGAAAGCTGACGCCCGCATTTGACCGTACCGCCTCTCCCTTACCATGGCTCCAGTTGTAAAAACCGGAGCCATTTTTCATGTCCACAAAGCTGCCTGAGGCCGTGCCATTGCACGCGCAAAACCTGTTGGATTTCATCGGTGATATTGAAGCGCCGCAGGGTTACAATACCATCTTTGGAAACCGCCAGGGGAAACTACGCGTTCCTCTCACCCAGATGACCTATGGCGACATCATCGATGCGCAGGCCAACTGGGGAAACAAGACGTGGGTGAAAAAAAACTGGGGCTATGACACGGCGTCAAGCGCCGCCGGCCGTTATCAGTTCATGCGTGCCACCCTGCAGGGCATCGCGAAGGAGGTTCCCTCCATCGATGGCAGGACAATCTTTTCAAGCGACCTGCAGAACAAGCTTGGTTACTACCTGCTGCTGCGCAGGGGCTATGCCGATTTCATTTCGGGTAAGCTCAATCTCGTCCAGTTCGGGCTGAAGCTCGCCCAGGAGTGGGCAAGCTTTCCTGTCCTCGCTGGCGCGAAAGGCGCTCACCGGCAGGTGGCACGCGGTCAAAGCTATTACGCCGGCGACGGTCTCAATAAGGCATTGGTAAAGCCGGAACGGGTCGAGGCGCGTCTGCGGCATGTGCTCGACCTTGTCAGGCTCGTGACAGTCGGCGATACGCCGGCGACGATTTCTCCTGCCCCCTCCCGGCAGGATCCCGGTGTCGATGGCAATACTGCCGCACCTGTGCCGGCGGAAAAGGTGGACCCACCCTCGCCTGCCGGAGGGCGGAAGGCGAAGCCTGTGCGCAAATCTGGTCGTTTCTGGACATGGTTGCTCGCAGGCGGCATTTCGAGCACGACCATCACCGAAAAGCTGGGGGCTTTCCAGCTTGATTGGCGCGTGCAGATTGCCCTGTTGGCCGTCATCGTGGGGTTTGCGATCTACGCAATCGCCACCATGCCGGCGGTGCGCCGCGCTCTTGGTATCGGCGATGTTTGACAAGCTCAGAACCGCGCTGGTGGCGATCGGCGGGGCGGCGGCCGGCATCGCTGTCACCTCCCTCGTAATGGTGCCGGCGGCGAAACGGGAAGGCAAATCGGCGGCGATCGCCGAAATGGCCGTGGCGGCCGCCAGGGTCGAGATGCAGAGAAAGGGTGACGATGCGAGCCTGCAGACCAAAACAGATTTTCAGCTTTGCGTTCTT